CGGTCGAGATCTTTTGCGGCGAGGTGTACCAGAACGGCTGTTCGGTGTAACTCAGCCGCGTCAGCAGGGTATCCAGATTTAGCCCCAGCTCATCTTGAGCCAGGGCCAGCTTCCGCGTCACGTCGATGTTTTCGACGTTCGCGGTATCCAGAAGTTGCGAGTCCTGCGCCGTCAGGTCATCCATGCTCGATACGGACCCATCCATGAACAATGCCATGTAATCCGCCTATTTCGCCGCGGAAGGTTTTCCGCCCTTGAACTTGTCCAGTTCGGCAGCCGACACTACCGTCACCTGAATTCTTGCCGCAGCCTCAACCTGGTCAAGCAGCCGTTTCGCCTCAGCCTGTGACTCGCGGAAGGTTTGCTTTTGCTCTATCGCGGCCAGCCGCGCCTGGCCCTCCACGATCATTTTCGCGGCCAGGCGGCGTGGCACTTCGGTCAAGGTTCCACTCTTTCCTCCGTCCCCCGTCTCCCGGCTCACTACCACCGGAAACTCGTCGGCGATGGTCGCCTCAATGTCTCGAATCTTTTGGTAATACAGACGTAGATCCATTGCTATCTCCTGTTCCTGGATGTCTTCCGCGGGGCCGGGTAGGCCCGGCCCCGCAGTGACGCGATGCTAGGTATTCACCTGCACACCGCACACGTTTCGCAGCACGCCGCAGCCATACAGCACATCCACCGTGAACTGTTGAGCCAACGTGTCCGGCTGATAGCTCATCACCACCCGCATCCCGAAGTTGCCCAGCTCGGCATACTCCGCGATGGCGCCGGTTCCCGGCAGAGGCTGCGGCAGCCGGCGGATCACCAACCCGAGAGCGCTCTTGGTAAACGCCAGGTTGTGAGTGGTCGCCGGAGTACTGCCGGTTTTGGAAACGAATTGCGAACGGAAGACGAAGAAGTCTTTGATCTTCCCCACCGTACCGTCAACAATCGCGCGCAGGCCCGCGTCACCCGCTGTCTGAAACTCACTGAAGCGCGGAATCTGGCGCCATGCCGAATAGGTAGCCGCGTCCACTACGATGAACTTCTGCTCGGTGGCTGGAACTTTCGCCAGAAACAGCGCCGTTTCCGCCTGATCGATCACCGCTTCGGTGATCGTCGTCCCCGGCGTGCCCACCGGCGTGTTGGCCGTAAAACCGGCATACAGGTTCAGCAGGTCGCTCTCGATCCGCTGGGCGATCGCCGCCACGGCCGGCTCCATATAGATCTTCAGAAGGTCCGGAACCGCCAGCACTTTCGTGACGTCCGGAATCTGGAATGTCGCCTCGGCGTGGGTGTTCAGCACAATCTGCGCGTTCCCCAGGTTCGGGTTCTGCGTCTGCACCGTACCGCCTTCGGCGATGTTGTTTGCCACCATGATCGGCGGTATCGGAACGTTTACCGTGTCGCCGGCATGTGCCAGGATCGGCTCATAATCGCGATTCACCAGGTTCCCCATGACGAGGTTCCCCACCAGCACCGGCAATGCATCCACCGCCACCAGTTTGACAATCGCGTTTGCCACGTTACTCGAAGTAATAGCTGCCATTCATTCTCCTTAGTAGGACAGGCCTCCTGGCCTGTCTGTGTTCTAACTCAGTTACCGGCGGCATAGACCGCCGGCGCTACCTACAGCCCCCGTAGGGTCTGCGACGCCACGCGCACGATTTCCTCTCGTACGCGCTGCATCTCTTCTTTGCTCATGCCCGGACGGATCTGTTCGATACTTACCGTCTCTCTGCTATCCATAGGGGCCTTGAAGGTGGCCGTCATCCCTGTTCCCCCCGCAATGCGCGCCGGCAGAAACTCCGGGTTCTCGCTGACGAACGCCGTCAGATACTCCTTCAACGGCACCTCGCCGTTATCTCCCCGGGCCACCAGGCGCCCGTCTTCCGTCCGCGAGATTCCATCCTTCACTACCTTGAACGCAAGATCGATTTTGGCTACGCCGAGCCGCTGCAATTCCGCTCTTACCGTCGAACCGCGGTCCGCTTCTTCCGCAATCTGGCGGCTGCGTTTGTTCTCTGTTACCACTTCGTTCAGCCGGCGCTCCAGTTGTTCCCTTCGCCTCCTCTCTTCCAGGAGCTCCGCTTTGTAAGCCGGCTCACTCTTGGTTTGTTCGTGGCTAACGAACTCCTTGACCGCCTCCCGCACGATTGCTTGAACATCAATGCCTTCCATAAGCCTCCATGTCCTTTCCCCTTTCTTGTCTCTGTTTGAACTAACCGCCGGCCGGTAGACCGTCGATCTCGTCGGCAACCTGGTTCTTGATTTCCTGCCTGACGTCGCACAGGTACTTGAACGCCAGTTTCTTGAAGACCTGCTTCTTGAGGGTTTCCGATACGATCCCTAAATCCAGGAGTTTCTTCGCGTCGTCCAACTCAACGCCCAAGTCTCCAATGTCGAATTCGTCCAATCCCGAGACCTCGATCGAAACACCGTCCTGCCGTGCCTCCGCAATCGCGCGCAGAACCTGCTTCATCGTGTCCTTAACCCGGTCGCCGTAGGCGCGCAGCACTTCCTGCGTCACGTTGAAGTCCCGCTGCATGCTGACAGCCGAGATCCGCCCTCCACCGCCCGTATCTTCAGCCTGGCTCATCAGATAACAGACGCGATAAATTTCGTCCTTTAACCGGACCAGGTTGTCCGCCGCTATCTGATAAACCTTGCCGTCCGGCTCCGTCCACCCGAACTTGTCTTGCGGCCCGAGTTGGATGTAGTAGGATTCGCCGACGATCTGGTTCCATTCCCGATCCGAATAAATCACCGGAGTGGCGAACAGCCCCATCGTCAAAGCCCACGAGAGCGCATTGGATTTGTTGAAGTGTTCCACTTGCACCAGGGCGGCTTTGTTCATCAGCCACAAGCCGTCGGAAACCTTCATTTCGAATACCGGCACACGCCGCAGCGGCGCAAAGCCGTGCTGCCCTTCATCGATCAGCTCGATCGGGTTCGCCTCGCCGGTTTTGCGGAAGATCCGGAAATTCTCGCGGTCGTAGTAGATCCACCGCGTCTCCTTCTCCCATTTCGCATCCGTAACCTTGGATTGCTGCAGGACCGACGTGCGTATCACTATCCAATCCAAGCCTCCTGTCTGGGTGTAACTCCAGTTGATGACCTCGTCCGCGCCGTAATCCACCAGGTAGGCGCGCGACCTCCCGGAAGCGTCCTCTTCCGCCCGGCTCATCACCGGCGCGCTCGATCGCGGAAAATCCACCACGATAAAGCTCTTACCGCACACCATCGTCTGGATGAACCGCTGCCGGAAGAACTCGGGGAGACTGGTCCTCTTTAAGTCACAATCGTCCGACAACAGGTTGTAGAAAGTCCTGGCCACCGTGTCGGTTCCGTTGAACAAGAGCATTGGTTCCCGCCGCATCAGCGTGGCCGCGTACCAATCGATAATCGAACCGATGTAGTTCTCGTAAAACACCCGGCTGAGCCGCTCCTGGTAGACCGCGCCCGGCTCCTTGTTGCGCCGCAACAGATAATCTGAAGCGTTCAGGCGCAGGCGTTCGCCGCCTTCGTAGAGGTCTTTGTACTGCTTCCACATCGCCTTGCGCGCGACGTACTCCGGATGTTCCCGGTTGATGTTCTGCATGGCTAAAATAGTCGCTCCACTCTTTCCCCGATGCCTGCGCTCGGTTTGCATTCCTGCCAGATCAGATACCCCAAAGCGTCCGATACGTGAGTTCGCTGCCGGTCCCGGCCCTTATCGATCTCATGAGAGTCGTCCTTGTAACATACTTGTTCGAAATCCTTGATCAGTTCCTTGCACTTGGGGTCTATAGTCAGATCTATCTTTCCCGATGCCGACCGCAGCATCCGGTTGACCAGATGCACCCGGTCGCTCACGCCCGGGTTGGCCTTCGGCACCCGATACTTCACGGGCGTCTTCGAGTGAACCACAAAGTACTCCCGAACCAATTGATAGTCTGTTAACCCTGTAGTCTGGTGATGGTACCCCGAAGAGTCCCCGTACACCACAATGCCGTTTTCATGATTCGGATACCGGCTCATGAACTCTTCGCAGGCCTGCTGCGTGGTACTGTGCCGGATGACAATCTCATCCAGCAGCCAGACCTTGCCATTTTCAATTTGTGCGATAACCGAGCTCATCGGATCCACGTTAAAGTCCAGTGCCCAAAATAGCGGCAGCCTCAAGTTCACTTCAAGCTTCTCAATATGCACGTTCCGGTCGAACCCGCTGTACACCCGTCCGCCGTCCATGCTGAGGTACATCCCCAGCACTTCCTGTTCATAAAACTTAGGGTCGTAACTGTCTTTAAGCCGGTCATAAAAATCCGGTGTCTTTTCTAAAAGGTGCCGGTTCTCTTTTGGCGGTGCTATGACCGCCTTATACCCTGGCAACGGATCCGAAATGAACATCCGATAGACCCAGTCGTACCC